CGCTTAGGTGGAGAGTTCTTGACATTACATACCCGTATGAGGGTCAGCAGTCTGTTCAAATGCCATTTTTGAAACTCTACAGGGATGTTATAAGAAATCATCCAGTAGTAAATAAGCTCCGATGTAACCGTTTCTTTATTGCCTCTGGTCTGCTTCTCCTCGATAAGGCAAGTTGCGGTCATAGGTGCTTCGATGTACGCATTGATGGCGGCGTAGTTTTCAGCAGACAGCCGAGTATATACTTCGGGATCGACATTCTGGGTTAAGGTCATACATCGTACATAATCAAGAATTTCCTCGTCGGTTTTTTCTTGTTTTCCGAGAAATGCCTTGTTCCATTTGCTTTCCCATTTTGAAAGAGAGACTAAGGAATGCTCCAACTGCAAAGTCTGCTCTTTCTTGTAGACAAATTCCTCATGAATTTCATCCCAAAACTCGGCAGCCGGCACAGTAATTTTCAGCATTCCTTAGTCCTCCGAGTTTTCTTTAATTAGATGCGATGGGCGTAACCTGCTTATTGCCGTTGGCACGCATCACACGGTTGACAAATTCGGATGCGGCACCGGCGTCGGTGACAAGCTTCTCGAACAGCACCTCATAAGCGGGGGTTTCCATAAAGCCTCTGGAAATTTCCTCAGACTTCATGAAGCGTCTGCCGTCATCGCTCTTCTCGCCATAGGCCAGGAAGTTCGGTTTAATCTCATCACTGTACAGCAGGTTGATGGTCCTCTGTCCCACCTTTCCATCCTGCTCCAGTCCATTGACCTCCTGGAGCTTTAACACGGCTGCCTCCCCGGATACCCCGCTATCCTATCAAAGCGTGGAGAGCGGCTACAACTCCGTGATCTTTGACCTGCCCGAACGGACCTACGGCATGCTTTTGCCAGTTCACCCATGAATAATGGAAATAAAGCGAAGCGCCATGAT